GTATTTTTTAGTTCATTTGGATTATATTCATCCTTCATTTTTAAATCATAAATTTCTTGAAGACTTTCTGGATATCCCAATCCCCTCATCCAATTATGAATTTGAAGATAGTTTTCCATATTTTCATCAACAAGAAATCTTATTGTAAAATCTTCATAGTCAATTTTATCTCCGGGAACATCAATATCTTTTAGATATGTTGGTTGAACTGCGGTTCCCATGCTAATTGATGGTAAGTTTGCTTCATTGCACATGAAGTCAACTTTTGGATAGTTTGCAAGAACAAATTTAAATCCTACTGGAGATAAAAAATTTCTATTTTCTGGTTGCCTATCAAATACTCGGTTCGTTATTGCCATTTTTTTAAATATTTAGATAAAAAAAGGGTCCCTTTCGGGACCCTAACATTTTCTGTGAGATTAAATCACATGAGGTTTGCAACAGATACTCTTCTGTAGTAACGGTTGCTGTTGACATCAAGACCTGGTGAGGTGATTTGAGTCGTACCCTGAGAGAATGGGTTAGCAACAATACCATAACGGGTCTTAAAGCCAATCTTGGGCTGGAAGCTATTCTCACCAACGGCACGAACCATTTGGAGAGGAACATATGGGCAATAGAAGATGCCAGCATCATAAGGTGAAGATCCCTTATAACCAACAACATAGTACTGGTTACCTGGAGTTGCGTTAGCAGAGGTCAGGTTAGCAGCATATGGGTCAATATAAACACGATATTTGCCCATCAGAGTACCAGCAAAAGTATTGCCAGTATCATCAACTTGAAGGTTTGCGTTGAGTGCTGGGGTGTAATCGAGAACACCAGCCATGGTCAGTGCTGAAGCAACGTCAGCAGAGCACATGATGATGTTGCCCTTTCCACGACGAGTTCTCTGAGCAATTGCGTTTGCATCTCTCTCGATCTGGAAAAGCAGACCCTTGAACTTCTCAACTGACCAACGACCGTTGGAGTCAACGTCTAGGTCAAATACGCCAGCAGTTGCAGTATTTTGTACTGCACCAGTTTCAGCAACCTTGTAGATAGTACGAATGATTTCACGGTTGATCTCGGCAAGAATCTCACTTGAGAGAATGTTTGCGAGTTCCGCTTCAGCATTTAGACCATGAATTGCCTTCAGGTCTTGTGCAAGCTCAAGACTGTACTCAGCCTTCAGTGCTCTTGACTTAGCAGTAACAGTGACTTTCTCAATTGAGAATGCCATCTGGTTGAAGTCACCTTCAGTACCATCACCAAGTTTTTCTGCTTCATCGGTACGCATACCCTGACCAACATTATATGCAAGTTGATTTGCAGTGCTGTTGGGGTTTAGAAGACCTGGGTTGCTTCCTGCCTGAGCAGTTGTACCCATACCAACGGTTCCATCAGTCCAACCATTAGTGTTATTGAACTGACTATCTTGTCCAGAAAATGCAGAATCTACTTCATTGTAGAAAGTTTCTGGGCCACCTTGAGTTCTATACTTAGAACGCATTGCAAAGATGAGTCCAGTAGGACCACTCATTGGTTGAACGCCAGCCAGGTCATATGCGACCAGGTTGGGCATTGAACGTCGAATGAGTGAGATCAGAACAGGATCGAAACCTGCAACTGTTTGACCACCTGCTGAGGTGTATCCACCATTACCAACAGAGTTAACTGGACCTTCGGTTAAGAATGAACCAGACTGCTCAAATGCAGACTGTTCACGAAGGAATTTTTCTTGGTTCTCTAACAGGACAGCGGTTACTGCTCTACGATGCGAATCTTTGATTGGATCAAGACCCTCATAGTTGAGGAGAGGTGCCCACTTTTCCTGCAGATGCTCGGAATGGAACATTTGCTTTTACCTTTTTACTAAAGTGCGTTTTTTGGTTTGAATTATATTAAATTCAATTATTTGCTAATTGCGGACATCATCTTCAGATATGCGCTCATAGTTCCAGAAATTTGCTCTGGTGAACTATCAACTTGCTCTGATAATGATTCTGGCTTAGCTTTTGGAGAAACTGCTCTTGAAGGAAAATATGCTTCCTTTAAAGTCTCCAGTTTTTCACGATATTCTTCTTCACTTTCAAACTCAACACTTTCGGCAAGTGAAGCGAGCTTCTCTTTCTGAGTGTCTGCAAGACCATCAGAAACTTGTTCAAAGATTCCGTCTGCAACCGCCTCTGCGAGACGCTTGTTTAGGGAAACGTTCTTCTCAATTTGCTCGTTGAGTTTTGTCTCCATGTCATCAAGTTTTTCTACCATACTTTCAAGTACATTGTATTTATCTTCAGGGATTGAAACATAATGTTCTTCAAAAAGTCCTTTCAGACCAGTCATGAAGGATTCGGTTAACTCTTCCTTCAGACCCTTTTCAATTGTAAGTTGATTGTGAGTAAACCACTCATCAGCAACATACTCAAGATAAGCATCAACTCTTTCAGAAAGTTCGGATTTAATTTCCGAAATTTCTTCAACAAGTTGTGCTTCATACTCTGCTTCCAGTTGCTCTTTAATTTGAGCAACTTTTACATTAATTGCTGCTTCAAAAATTGTACGTGCTTTTTCTTGGAATTCCTCAGAAAGATCTTCACCGGCAAGAAGAGCATTGACATCTTCTTCGATATCATACTCTTCTTCCATTTTCTTTTTGCCTTTTTTGCGACGACCTTCGCCACCTTCTTCTTCCTCTTCTTCTTCCTCTTCCTCTTCTTCTTCCTCCTCCTCTTCTTCTTCCTCTTCTTCCTCTTTCTTAGACTTCTTCTTAGATTCCGTTATTTCATCGTCTTCTTCGAGTTCTTCATCTTCATCAATGAGATCTTCATCATCCAACTCCTCTTCTTCTTTCATTGATTTCATTACTTCAGCAGATTTAGCGTGCTTAGTTACAGCATTCTTAACTTGCTTCAAAGTTGCTCCAGGCGTTTTAAGTTTTGCCGAATCATCATCTGGACGATAGTTTGAGGGGTCAGGTCCACCAAGATCTTCCCATCCTACAGTCTGTCCAGGGGGAATATTCCCTGACAAATGTGGCATCGCATCCGCTGATTTGGCATGAGCATTAACAGCGGTTCTGGATTGCTTTGTGCCTACTTCCATTTCTTGTAAATCTCCACGAGACATTTGAACTCTCCGATTAACCTTAGTAATTTAATCTATATTTATTTATAAATTATAAATTTGCAATAAATTCGTTGAAAATACTGAGTTTATACTCCTCAAGAATTTTTTGATCGACAAGTGTATTAATTTTATTAACTAATTTTTCTGCCCTCTGTTCACGGAGAACACCACCATCCCAAATCCATTCTTTACCTTCCATAATTCCTTGAACAAAAGCATCAGGTGCAGATGGATCAGCAACAATATCTGCAGCAGTTGCAAGCATAAAGTCTTCACCAACTTTATTGTATCCTTCTTTGGTTGGAATTAAAGATCCAATACCACGAGAAGAAACGCCAAGGCACACTCCAGAATTTAAAAGAGATTCTGCAATTTTTCCCATAGGAGTTGGGAGAATTAGTGCCTTACCGATAAAATCATTTCCCCTCTGTTCGAGAGAAACAATATTATGCGAAACCCGATCGAGATTAATAGTTGGACCATCTGGATGACCAAGTTCTCCAAGAGCACGACCTTTATTCACATACTGTTCACAATATCTCTTAACCTCACGTTGCATTGTTTCGAGGGTATAATATCTGTTATTACGATTTTTTTGCTCAGTTTGTAAAAAGGGACCAACAATATAAAGTTTTTGGTTTTTACCAACACCTTCTGTAATTACTTCTACCTTTTCTATTTCTTCTGTGATTAGTTTCATTATGCTTGTCCTGATACTTGTACTTGTTGTAAATGAAGAACACCGTTGCCACTATCTGTCCTTGCAGCAACTTTTAAAGAATTTCTTAGTGTTGCATCTGAAGAAGAAAATGCCGTAGCAATTCCACTAGTGTCAGTTCCAATGCTGCATCTTGTTTGATGATATCCATTAACTCCAGAAGATGTATCAACTGAAACTACTGGTTGATGGATAAAATTGTAATAAGATTGCCCAGATGCAGTCAAACTTACATAATCACCAATACCAAATGGACACTGTGTTCCCTCCGCAAAAGTAACAATTGTTGTAGTTCCAGTTGTTACGCCAACAACTCTGTTGGATGCTTTTGTCAATCCTAAAGTTGCAGATTGTCCTGCTGGAACGTAATAATCTGCTGTTGTTGCTATGGGTTCTGTTCCGATAGCAACGTGGGCACCTGCACCAACAGATACAACTCTCAACACATTTGATTGTACTGAAAATGCTGAAGATTTAGCAGAAGTCGTGTTAATTGCGACTGAGGAACCTGCCCCAATTGGTCTATGAGCCATTATTTTTAATAATACACTTTTAGTTATTTATTATTTAATCAACTTTCCAAGTAATTCCTACCGCACTATTAGTAATTGCGTTTGTACTGCGGATAAACACCGACATACTTTCTCCTGGTGCCAAAATAAAGTTATAAGGAATAAGATCAAAAGTGCTACTTCCATTAATTCCAAGTGTTTGAACATTAGTAACATTATCTAATGCTAGGTTTTCTGTAACTGCACTCACAGAATACTGTGCAAAAACATTTGGATTTCCGTGTCCTGGAATTGCATTAAAAACTAAGAAGTCACTTGTCCCAACTGCATTTTTAACCAAGAAAATAACACTTGGGTCAGTTGATTGTGCTGCAACGGTCAAATTTTGAATAACCATTTGACCTTTATTTACTGTATTATTTCTTACATAAGGATTTTGAACTGTCAATAAATGCCAGTTAGTATCCTTTGTTCTTGCTGTACTATCAAGGTTATACCAACCTTGACTTGATCCAGTTTGATTGATAATGCCCTGAACACCTGCAAAGATACTTGCTCCTCTAATTGTTACTGGAATACTTGCAGTTCCTCCTGCAAAAGAACCAACTCTATATGCTATTCTTAAACTTGGTTTATTAATGTGGGGATATATTCCTGTTTGATTTTTAGTCCATCTTTGTGTATGAACTAATGCCATTTTTCCTGTATCGGGATCTTCCATAAAGAAACGAACAATACCTGCACCCAACCAACGGAAATCAACTGAATAAACATTCAGTTTTGTTGGGTCAAATTGTATTGTTTTGTTGTCCCATTGATCTTGATAAATCCATTCGTCCACTGGACTTGCACCAGTGACTAATCTATTAAAACTTCCTGCTGCTAATGTTCCTGCACCAGAACTGGAGAAACTAAAAGTTCCATTAATTGCACCGGGGGAGAAATATGCAACTGTTACTATACTGCTACAAGCATCTATTTGCCAATATTGTGCTGCTGTTGTGGTTTTTAATCCAACGGCAATTTGAGAAGCAGTATATCCTGTGCTTCCTCCAGGTGCTGCCGTAAGTGGAATAGTATATGCAACTCCGTTTAAAGTAACTGTTGCGGTTTGTGTTCCTGTTGCTGCCGTAGTAATTGTAAGTTGTCTTACTTCTACTTTACCTGCTCTGCGGTGTTGAATACCAAATTGTCTTGCTGTTGCGATGCCACTAAAACCAAATGTATATCCGTCTTCTCTATCAATCGGCCCAGCAACTTGTGGAATTCCATCTATTCCTGTTGCAGTTGTTCTTCCTGTTCCTGAACTTGAAGTGAATGCTGCAGTCCAACGGAACAACATTCCTTGTCCTGGTTGATACCTAGCATATCTACTTGTAAATAATCTTGCATAACTATTTGTTGCGGTTGTGCAACCAACTGCCCAGATACCAGTGTCTGTTGTAACTCCAACTGTTCCACCATTTATTTCAGTTGTGTCCCAGAAATCTGGATCAAATCCATAAACAGCATCTGCCTGCATTACTGGAGTGATTGAAACTGCAAGAGGTTCATCAAATGCAGTTACTGATGTGTCTGGAAAAGCAATTTGAGTACTTCCACCTGATGGTGTTACTACCCAAGGGGAAGTTCCTTGATTTACAGTTACGGAATTTCCTATTGATACCTCTGTACCACCAATAGATACTGGAAATCTATTAGTTTCCGAAATTATTTGTCCATCACTGCTTGCAACTCCAACAACTTCAAATAAACTTCTTTCTTGGTTTAGATAATCTTGAGTTTGTATATTCCATTGGGCCATTTATCAATCAATCCATTCTAATTTTGATGGGTGATATCTTTGAGTATTTTTTATATTTAAAGTTTTTTCGTTTTCATTGATAGGATAAATTTGATGAACAACTGCTCCCGGATATTCCAACTGCAATTGTTCACCCAATTCTCTTTTAGATGGTATACCATTTTTAGCAACTAATTCCATTCTATATAAACTTCCATTCCAAACAATATCGGCAACATATTGTTCGCCAACTTGTTGTGGTTCTGGGTTGGATGAGTTTATATAAAGATTTCCTGTGAAATCACCAGCAATGTTAACTGATTCTGAAATAAATTGCTTGAAGGATTTCATTTCATTCCTCTTCTTGGGTTTCTTCTTCGTTGTTGAATATAGTTGCTGCTACTTCTGGCCTATATGCATCAATTTTTTCAGCTGATTTTGTGAAAAGCAGTTCCTTAATCTTATCACTAATTTGTGATGGAGATTCGTCAGTAATAATCATATCTAAAAGATCGTCCATATAATTTGATTGGATAGGTTTCACTATATTTATATCTCACCACCTTTGGGCATTTCTGGAGCTTCAGTTGCTTTTCCTTGTGCTTCTAAATCGGGTTCCATCACAGGTTTACCCAAATCCATTGATGCTGCACCAAACCCTTGTCCCGGAATCTCTTCTATTGGTGCATTTGGATCTGGAATAATTCCTTTTTCAATTTCATTTTTAATCAAAGCATCTTGCTCAAGAATTTCCATATCAGTTTGACGAAGAATCTTGCGTCTAACGTAATCTTGCGAAAAATATCTACCAACATAAGGTTCTGCTGACGCAACCATTGCTAATCTTTCATTTAGTAATTCGGAATCTTTTAATTCCGAGAAATGATTATCATATAAGAAGTCATACTGAATATGCTCACTCATAACTTCCCAATCTTCTGGGGTCACAATATTTTTAAGAATCAATTGAGTTCTTAGCATATCGTGGAACATATTAGAAAATCTTTTTCTCAGTCTTCCCACAAATTTAGTAAATTTTAACTCATCTCTTAAAATTTCTGAAGAACGACCAAGATTAAATCCACCTTCTCCGTCCATTCTTGATGGTGGAACATTTAGAGAACGGTAGAGTTTTTTCTTGAAATATTCAATATCAGTAAGTTCACCAAGGTTTTGTCCTCCCGGAAGTGTTGTTATCTCAGTTCCTCTACCACCTTCACGTCGAGGTAGCCAAAAATCTTCGAGCAATGACATATACTTTTTATCATCACGAATTTCTCCCGTGTTGGCATCGTAAACTAACTTATTACGATATCTCTGCATAACATCTCTCAAATATTGCTCTGCCTTTACTTTTGGTAAATTTCCAACATCAATATAGAAAATTCTTCTTTCTGGCGCACGAGATAACCTATAGATTACAAGACTATCTTCAATCATCCTTAATTGATTGAGAGATTTAATTGCTTTGTGTAAGTATGAAAGAGTTGATCCCTTATTTCTATCTACAAGACCAGAAGTGCAATAAGTGATAGAATCTTTTGTAAACTTAACACCTTGAGTTGTTCCCATTGCATTAATTGTTCCTGTTGGGAACGAACTCTTTGGGTTAAAAATAAAATATTCTTCCAATTCCGGAAACTTAAAATCCATTGGATCTGCATTTTCCGAAAACTGTGGATTGGGATTTAATTTATTATCTTGTTTTTTTAATTGTCGAACATAAC